AAGAAAGTTTCGCGTGTCACGGTGTCCTCTCTGGCAAAAATGTACGACCGCGCACCTCTCACGATGCGTGACATTGCGAAATTGCGTGGATTTATACGCGATGAAGTCCAGTGCATCCTTCCACTCGCAATTCGCGCTGTCGAGGGTGACATCAAGTGGACTCCGCAACAGGTTTCGTTATTCCGCACGCTAATGGCAAAGGTTGTTCCCGACCTTTCGCAGTCGCACACGACCGTTGAGCATCGCCACGTTGACGTGAACAAGTTATCACGCGATGAACTCGAAGCGATTGCATCAGGTCTGCACGATGGGCAGGTCGAAGAATCCCCTTCCAAGGGAGTCCTGAGTGATGAAAAATCAAGCACTTAGGCTGTTGTTGTGTCATTTCCGTGTCGAACCGTGTCAAGCCAAACTCCAAGCCATCAGGACACACAAAAAACACGCAAAAAAAATGGCGACCCCCGAAGGGATCGCCATTGGTGTGCCTGTGCGCGGTTATGAATTAACCAGATTCTCGATCAGGGTTTCGAGGAGGCTTTCGATCTTCTCGACCCGCTTCGCGAGTTTCGCATCTGCCACCGGCTCCGCCGTGAGTTCCCAAATCCCTTCGGGCTTCGACTCTGCCTTCGGCATTTTCCCGGCACGCACTTTCGCGAGATCAGCCTTCTTGCAAGCCTTACTCGCTTCGCGATATTCCGCACGCCCCTTTACGAGTGGGTCAGCGGACAAGTCCACCGTCACGATCATCGGGCTAACCGCCTGTATTTCGTGCAGATTTCCCTTCACGGCTACGCCGAACTTCGTGACCCGCCCGACCTTGAGCGAGCGAATCGGGTGACCGTTGAGCTCCATCCGCCCCTTCGGGCCGTTAATCGCGATTATCTTCGGCTTTGTCGTGAGAACTGGCATTGTTTTCGTAGTCATTTGCGTACTCCTGCGCTTTACGCGCCTATCCCGGTGAGTCCTGACCGAGTGGCAGGGAATCAGCGATCTGCCGATTCACCGCCAAATAGAGATAAGAGCTTTGCTCTTATTCACGCGTGAGGCATTCGCGTCGTGATGCGCGATTTCACACACGCGGGGGGGGTATACCCGCCGCCCCCCTTTTCGATTTCGCCGTGTTACCGTACCCCTCTCCACGAGCAGTAGCACCATTTTTCTTAACGTGTAACAGGAATTAGACACATGGACATCACCAAACATAAAACATTCAGCAGTTCTGTATCCGTGAACGAGCTTGCGTCATCAATGAAGCAGAAGCGTTTCCATGAAATCAAAGACCCGATAAAGCGTCAGCAAGCCATTTACGATCACCTTATGTCTATGATGATTAATACCATCCATGACAGGACTAAGGCCGCAGACCTTGCCGCCACAAGAGTAGAGACCGTAAGAGACTACGGCGGCGCAAGCCCGACTCTCGATAGCGTTCCTATTGAGGAGATCAAATGACACTAAGCCAGAAAGAGGCGGCTAAGCGTGTACTACAGGTACGCAATGCAGAGCTATCGTTTGTTGATTTCGTTAAATCAATGCACCCTGAATGGAAGATCCCCAAGTTCCAATACACGCTAATGCACGCTCTCAACTTACTAGAGAAGCGTAATCTCTACTCTGGCTTCACAGGAGACACAGATAAGAAGGGAAACCTAATTAAGAAAAACCAATATGGCGAGCCTGTTTACAACATCCTCATCAACATGCCGCCACGCCACGCCAAGTCCACGTTCGCCACCCAGTTATTCCCCGCCTACTACATGGGCCGCAACCCATCACGCTACGTAATGTCCACCTCATACAACGCCTCACTGGCAGTTGACTTTGGACGAGCAGTACGCAGTATCGCGGAAGAACCTATCTTCCCGCAGATATTCCCCCATTTCGCATTCGACCAGACATCCCGCGCCGCAGATGTGTGGCGCACCACAGATAACGGCGCATACTTCGGCATAGGCATGGGAGGCACTACATCTGGCCGACCAGCCAACCTACTCATTATCGATGACCCCATCAAAAACCGCCAAGAAGCTGAGTCCATGACCACCCGTAATAACGCATGGAACTACTACATATCCGCTCTAACCACCCGGCTCCAACCAGAAGCCAACGGCTCTCACCCCATACAGATCATGATCCTCACGCGCTGGCACCCGGACGACCCAGGTGGCCGCATCCAACTCACTGAAGATTGGCAGGAGAACAGATGGCTTCATATCAACTTCCCGGCTAAAAAAGAAGTTAATTGCGGGGTTATGAGATCCGTGGCAGAGTTGCCACCCGATGATCCGCGACATATAAAGACAGGGGAACTCTCCAAGGTATCCCCTAAAAAACGCCACTACAGCCCAACTAAGACAGTAGCCTTATGGCCTGAGCGCTTTCCCCTAGATAATCTCAACCGTATCGAACGCCTCAACCCTCGCGAATTCGCCGCCCTATACCAGCAATCCCCATACATCGAAGGCGGTAACATCATCAAGGCTGACTGGTGGAAGTTCTATGACCCCGAAATCATAAACCCCACCAACTTCAGCGCAATCATCATTGCCGCAGATACCGCCTTCAAAAAGACCGAAACCGCTGACTATTCCGTATTCCTAGTCGGCGGCCTAGCCACAGACGGCGACATCTACATTATTGACCGCGTAAAGGGTCGTTACGACTTCCCCGAACTAAAGCAGAAGGCTGTACACCTCAATACCAAATACCGTGGCAAAGGACTGCGCGGCCTCTACATCGAAGATAAAGCCTCCGGCCAATCCCTAATCCAAGAACTAAAGCATGAGTCCGGCGTTTCCGTTATCGCCTATAAGGTAAACGCAGACAAGGTAGCTCGCGCACACACTGTCACACCTCTTATAGAGGGCGGTCGCGTTTGGCTTCCCCAAGGCGCTCATTGGGTAGACGACTTTATCGACGCCACTGTCTCCTTTCCATCCGCCGTTCACGACGACGACGTAGATGCACTGTCCATCCTCTTAGACTCAATCTCTAAGATGCACGTTGGCGCATCATTCGATGCCCCCATTAATGTATCTGAATCTCTAAACAACCATTACAGTAAGCATAGAGACTCTATTTCACCCCTTTCAGAACTCAACACTTGGCGTGGTTGGGGTCTATAACGGGACGACAAATACCCTTTCAACAAAGAGAATCAAGTAATGTCAGACTATCGTGATTTACGTGGAACAGAGGATCACACAATCGTTGACCTCTCCCCTCATTTCCGCGCTTTAGAAGAACTACAAGACATAGCCTCCCTCCTTTCAGACGAGGAAGAACAAAAACTTGTAGACTTTGCTCGCGCCTGTATGGATATGTCGCACTCGCGTATATCCAAACGCTACCCCCACTGGAAGGAAGCAGACCGCGCACACGACGTATACGTACCCGACACTTCAACCCAGTTCCGCGAAAAGGCTGTTATCACTGACACCCGTGCTATCGCCGACACAGTGCAGACCTATCTTATGGCCGCACTCGCTGGTCGGAACCCTATGTTCCAACTCGAAGGTCTAAACAGGGAATCACGCAAAGTATCCATGATACTAGAGCGTGTACTCCACCAGCACATGCGCCGTACCGCAGGAGAGGCCCGTGTAGCACAGATGATGCAGGACGCCATCCGCTATGGCTTCGCCCCAACAAAAATCGTATGGGACTCCACATCAAACCATAATCGCATCATCAACTTCGATCCACGCCGCACCTTCCCTGACCCTCGCGTTTCATGGGGCGATTGGGAATCAATGGGCTTTATCGGCTTCACCGACTTTGTAACCTACAACAATCTTCTGCGCTCCGGCCTCTACCCAAAGCTGAAACGCTTTCCCGCAATGCGTAACCGACTAGACGTAACCCGCCTCGGTTGGCTTTGCCACCAGTACAACAATGAAGAGGGGCGTGGCTGGAACATTGATCCGTCACTGGCCAACGAAAGAAGTAGCACTATCAAACTATCTAACGCTAACGTAGTTGACGAACTCTGGGTAAACCTAGCGGGTTACGAAGTAGGCTTACCTAACGTCGAATCCATTTGGCTTCTCCTAACCATACTCGACGAACAGTATGTTATACGATGCCAACTCAACCCGTACGGCCAGCAGTTCCCGATAGTTATGGGCGGCATCTATCACGATAGCCACAAGACATACGGCCAATCACTATACGACCTGCTCCTACCCCTTCACGATGTCGCCACTTGGCTACTTCGCTCTCGTATAGATAACGTACAAGCCGCACTCAACAACTTGATCTTTGCAGACCCAACACAGGTCTCCATCCCAGATCTTATTGACCGTAACCCATGGGGCGTCGTACGAACAATGCCGGGAACAAACCCCGGCGACGGCGTATTCATAGCCCAAGTCCCTGACGTAACAAGAGGACACTGGAACGACATCGGCGCTATCTCTGAACTCAAGAACAGAACTGCCGCCGCATCAGACGCGCAACAGGGTGTGCCCACACCAGACGTACGCACTGCAACTGAGATCCAGCGCCTTACACAGCTTGGCTCTCAACGTCTTGGCGTAATGTCCAGAATAATGTCAGCAACCACAATACGACCAATGGTTCGTATGATGGTCGCAAACCTTCAAGACGCTCTACCCTTCCAAGGCTCCATCCGGGTTGACCCCTTCGACATGCCAAGCCAACTCGCAGGTTCTGTCGAAGATGATTACATCGATTATAAATCCAACGTCGATCTACAGGGTTCAGTGGACTACCTTGTTGTAGATGGAACCCTACCACTTGAACCAACACGCAACGCCGAGACTTGGATGTCCATACTCCAGATCATGCACCAGACCGGGCTAAACATGGAATACAACTCAGGAAAGATCGCAGAAGAAGCCATCCGTGCGATGGGTATCTCCGACCTGGATCAGTTCCGCATCAGTCCCGAACAACTCCAACAGGGAATGTCTCCAAGCCAACAGATGGCGATGATGGAGAAAGCTCGTGGCGCTTCAGTCCAACCTGAAGGGGAAGTTCAATCCCAAGTAAGCCAAGGCAACCTTACACCTATGAGGGCCGCGTAATGCTAGACCCACACTTAACCGCACTAACGAGCCGAGTAGACGAACTCGAAGTCTTCTTGGCAAAGATAAGACAGGAGATCGCATCCGAAATTACGAAGCATTTGGATGAAGCCATAAAGGTAAAGACTCCACCTGAAGATATTGCAGACACCACACAGGATCTAGTCATCAGGGTTGGCAATCTATCTGCCGAACTAAAAACATTATCTCGCGCTGTTGAATCAATTGATGAACGCTACCCGGATGATGATGAAATTGCCTTATCCAAGAAACACGTTATCAAATTCATGAAAGCCAAGGGTTGGTACGACAAATAAAGGAGTCGCAGAATAATGGCTATCACAAGACCCAGCACTGAACAGATCAGGTTCACTTCATCGAAAACGGGATCACACGTACTCGACACCTATCTCGAAGCCTGTGAGTTCGGCAGCAGAAATATATACGATATCCTCGGAGACATCTTCAATAGCTCAACCGGACTTGTCGATTCTGATTCATTCCAACTCAAGATCGACTCATCCACAAGAAGCCTGCAAACCCGGATGGGGACATTCTCTAACCCGGCGGCTTCATGGACTAACGTAGACGGCGGATACATATTCCGCCAGAAGGGCGCTCACGCTAACGCAACTGCGTACGAACAACTCCAAACCCGGATGGGGACATTCTCTAGCCCGTCGGTTTCATGGACTAACGTAGACGGCGGATACATATTCCGCCAGAGGGGCGCTCACGCTAACGCAACTGCGTACGAACAACTCGACGTTGTTACCGACAACAATAATACATACATCTGCAAAACCGCACACACCTCTTCAGCGGCGACACCTTCAGGCACAAACTTTGTGACCATCCTCGATGGCACCGCACTAGGCACGGCAACCACTTCAGCCACTGCTTCAGCAGCCACCGCCACAAGCCAAGCCATGCTTCAGCAGCCACCGCCACAACCCAAGCCACCACAGCAACCACACAAGCCACAGCCGCCGCCGCGAGTGCTGTAACTGCTACCAACTACGCTACGAAAATTAACGGTGCAGTTACTGGAACTGATTACAGTGCGAAAGCATGGTCAATCGGCGGCACCGGAATAGATAACACCGCATTACGCGGTAGTGCAAAAGATTGGGCGACCAAGACGGGAGCAACCGTTGATGGAACAAACTATAGCGCCAAGCATTGGGCAACACAGGCAGATGTAGTAACTGTTGCTACAAACATAGCTGACATCACTGCGGTAGCTGGCAAAGCAACTCAAATAGGATTACTTGGTACAGCAGACGCTGTTACTGACATGAATACATTAGGCACGGCTGATGTCGTTGCTGATATGAACACTTTAGGAACTGCGGATGTTGTGGCGGATATGAATACCCTCGCTATCGCCGATGTTGTTGCCGACATGAACACATTAGCTGTGGCGGATGTGATCGCCGACATGAACACGTTAGGAACTGCCGACATCGTTGCTGATATGAATCTGCTCGGCACTACAAGCAATGTTGCGGCGATGGCTTTACTTGGGACTTCTGATGCAGTAGCGGATATGAATACATTAGGGACTGCGGCTGTAGTAGCAGACCTTAATATCCTTGGAACCGCCGATGTAGTTGCTGACATGAATACTTTGGCCACAGCCGACGTAGTAGCCGATATGAATACTCTCGGCACGGCAGATGTTGTTACTGATATGAACACCCTCGGTACAGCCGACGTAGTTACTGATATGAACGTGCTGGGAACAGCCGGAAACGTAACTGCGATGAACACCCTCGGCACAGCCACTAACGTAACCAACATGGCCTCTGTTGCCGCGAATATTACCGGGGTCAATTCATTCGCTGATAAATATCGTGTACAGGCCAGTGCGCCATCCTCCTCATTAGACGATGGCGACTTATGGTATGACACCGCTAATGATGCGATGAAGGTATATAACGGCACTAACTGGGTTACCTCAGCCGGGTTCTCGTCTTTTGTCATCTCAGATATGACAGACGTAACCGTCACCTCAGTAGCCGACAACGAAGTTCTGGCTTGGGACTCATCCTTATCTAAATGGATAAACCAGACCCCATCAGAAGCATCCATCGACGTTTCCGATCTAGCAGATACTACGATCACCTCCGTAGCAGACAACGAAGTCCTGGC